AAGTGTTCCATATATCATTGGAATGCAGCTAAACATTTACGCGAAAAATCAAGACGACGTATTACAAATATTCGAGCAGATTCTTCCTACATTCGCCCCTGAGTACACAGTAGCTATCAAAGACATGGAAGGGCCTGGAACTGTTACAGACGTGCCCGTCATACTAAATAGCACATCAATACAGGATGATTATGAAGGAGACTTTCAAACTCGTCGTACACTTATATACACCCTTGACTTTACCATGAAAGTACGATTTGTAGGAGGTGTCAGCGAAGGTAAAGTTATTCGTGTGGTTGATACCTTTTTCTATAGTGATACTGAAAATCGTGCAACACTCAAGACAAATAACCCAACTGGAGAAGAAAACGTTCGTATTGCAGTAGATAGTGACGACGAGCCACCTTTAGACGACACGGATACTATTACAACAACCTTTGGATTTGATCATGACTAAAAATGAAATACTTAATGCACTCGAAAAAAATCTTGATATCATAGAAAAACCTAAGACGGAAGTCGATAAAGGGCAAATCATAAATGATACCGAGACGGATATAGAATATTCTCGAGATAAGATGAAAGAACTAATTGATCAGTCCTCTGAGGCGATTAATCAAATGATGGCTTTAGCGTCGGAGTCAGAACATCCTCGAGCGTTCGAGGTTTTGTCAAATATGATTAAAGACGCGAGTCAAATGTCTCAAGATCTTGTCAAGTTACAAAAGGTTAGAAAAGACATAACACAAGAAAAGGAAAAGAAAGGCGACACAACAAATAATGCTGTGTTTGTTGGCTCTACTACAGAGCTTCAGAAATTTTTAAAAAATAATAACGACAATACAATCGATATAGACTAATTTATTATGGCTGGTGATGGTTATATGGGCAACGCGCTCGTGAAAGGTGACAATGTCAATCAAAATTTCACGAAGGAAGAAGTTGCTGAATACATGAAATGTATGAGTAGTCCAGAATACTTTGCGACTAAATACATCAAAGTTATTGCGCCAAGTAAAGGCCTGGTTGACTTTAAGCCTTACGCTTATCAAAAGAAGCTTTTTAAAACATTTAACGAAAACCGATTTAATATCGTATTAGCTTGTCGGCAATCTGGTAAATCTATTACGTCTGTCGTTTATATTTTATGGTACGCAATCTTCAATCCTGAAAAAACTATCGCTATCCTTGCGAATAAGGGTGCAACGGCAAGAGAGATGTTAGCTCGTGTGACACTTGCACTTGAGAATCTTCCATTCTTTCTTCAGCCTGGATGTAAAGAATTGAATAAAGGTAATATTACATATGGGAATAATACAAAGATTATAGCAGCTGCGACATCTGGTTCATCGATTCGTGGTCTTTCGATTGACTTACTCTTCCTTGACGAGTTTGCCTTTGTTGAAAGAGATGCAGAATTCTATACATCGACATATCCAGTAATTTCAGCGGGTGATGAAACAAAGGTCATCATTACTTCTACTGCAAATGGTGTTGGTAATATGTTCTTCAAAATATATGAAAGCGCGCAGAAAGGAATTAATGAATTTAAACACTCGAGAATTGATTGGTTTGATGTGCCAGGAAGAGATGAAAAGTGGAAAGCAGAAACAATCGCAAATACATCAGAGCTACAATTTGAACAGGAGTATGGTAATAACTTTCTTGGAACTGCGAATACACTTATCGCGTCAAACACCTTGTTGGCACTTAAACCTGATCACCCTTTGAAAATAGAAAGAAACGTTAACTATTATCAAAAGCCTAAAGAAGATCACACATACATTATGACAGTGGACGTTTCGAAAGGACGAGGACAAGATTATTCTACCTTTACTGTAGTCGATATTACGACAGGCATGTTTGAGCAAGTCGCTACATTCCGCGATAATATGATATCTCCGATGATTTTTCCTGACATTATCGTTAAAGCTGCAAAGTTATATAACGAGGCTTTAGTGATTATTGAAAATAATGATGTTGGGCAAGTGGTGTGTAATGATGTGTATTACGAATATGAATACGAAAATACCTTTGTAGAATCTACTGTAAAACGAGGTGGTGTTGGTGTTACGATGACAAAGCGTGTTAAACGCATTGGGTGTTCAAATCTAAAAGATCTAGTGGAATTAGGCAAAATACAAATACCAGACGCAGACACTATATCCGAGTTATCTACATTTGAAGTAAAAGGATCTTCTTACGAAGCGACACAGGGAAATCACGATGATCTCGTTATGAATCTAGTGATGTTCGCGTGGTTTGTTTCTTCGGAAGCTTTTGGTGATATATCAACAGTAGATTTAAAGGAAATGCTGTTTGCTGAGAAGATGAAACAAATCGAAGAAGATGTGCCTTTGTTTGGAGAAATAGATGATGGCCGATCATCTGGTACACGTTATGATAAAATGCTAAATGATATGAAAGAGTGGAATAGTTTGTAAAGTTGTCTATTTATAAATAGAACTATTGAAAACACTCTTATTATGCTTACTTATTAATTAAAACTATATTGAAAGGAAAACAATCATGGGATTCTTAGTATCACCCGGAGTCGATGTAAATGAAATCGACTTGACAAATGTAATTCCTGCGGTATCTACCTCTATTGGTGGATTTGCAGGACCTTTTCGCTGGGGACCAGTTGAAGAGACACAACTCGTAAGTTCTGAAAAAGAACTTGCTTCAGTGTTTGGTACGCCAAATGCTTTTTACGCTGAATCTTTTTTTACAGCGTCTTCATTCTTAAAGTACGGAAATTCGTTAAAAGCGGTACGTACAACTAGTTCACAGCTTCTTAATGCGGTGAGTGGTTCAGTTGTTGTTAACACTGGTGGCATCGCTAGTGTATCTTTAGCCAATCCTCTTGCGGTTGGACTAACATCTGATGTTTCACTTACAGTGAATGGTACTGGAACAAATGCTGCGCTTTCAGCTGGTTACACTGTTGACAGCGTAACAATTAATACTGAAGGTAGCGACTTTGATAGTTTAGCTATTATAGAAGGAGAAACACTTACAGTAGATCTTGGTGGAGGAAGTGTTGTCACATTGCTTGTTGGCGCAGTTGATTTGGTTGAAGATCCTAATACTATTGTGTTGACAGTGTCTTCTTCAGATACTATTACTTCTATCCCAGCCAGTGTCACCGACCTTCCTACAATTAACGTCGAAGATAGTCCTGCTGTGGCTCTAAATGATCTTACAGTTGATCTTACATTTGCTGTTTCTTCGGTTGTTGTTGATACCGCCGGTGCAGATTATGCTTTGGCTTCTACCACAATTTCCGTTAATGACACAGAAGTAACTGCTGCAGGTAACTATACACTCGTTGAAGCAACCGATAATGTATCGAATGGTCTTTTAATTAAGAATGAAACACACTTTGAAAGTGGAATCACTCTACAAGGGAATCTTTATGCTAGATATGCTGGTACTTTAGGTAATTCTATCCAAGTTGATGTTTTTAATACTGAAGGATTTAACGCTGGGCGAGTGCTTATCGATGATGGTAATGGTAATCAGGTTCGAACTGAACCTTTAACTGATGCTTTCGATGGTGCTCCTGAGGCTAATGAATATCACATTATCATAACAGATTCTGATGGTGGACTTACTGAAACTGCAGGTACAATTTTAGAAACATGGGCATTTGTTGGCACAACAGAAGGTGCTAAGAAAGAAGATGGATCAAATAATTATTACGTTGATTTGATTAATCAGAATTCTAATTACATCTATGTTGGTTCTGCAGTTGCTGCAGGAACACACAGCTTCACACAAGGAACTGATCAAACATCTGTCGTTGAAGGCGATATTACAAGTGGTATTGATCTATTCTCTGATGCAGAGACAGTTGATGTTAATCTTCTATTTGCATATAACGATGATAATAGTTCTGACACAATCGCTGAACACCTTATTGCAACAGCTAAGGCTCGTAAAGATATCGTAGCTTTCTGCTCACCTCCTATCGAAGATAGTACAGGTAATGCGCCTTTAACTGATGTTAAAGAATGGTGCGATGGTATTACAACTACATCATATGCTGTATTAGATTCAACTGCAATTTACACATACAATAAGTATGCAGATAAATATATCTGGATTCCAGCTTGTGGTCACATTGCAGGTCTTTGTGCTAATACAGATGATGTCGCAGAACCTTGGTTCTCACCTGCTGGTTACAATCGTGGTCAACTTCTGGGTGCCACAAAACTGGCTTACAATCCAAAGCAAGCTGACAGAGATGAGCTTTATAAGTCTCGAATCAATCCAATCGTTTCTTTCCCAGGTCAAGGTACGCTTCTTTTTGGAGATAAAACAGCACAATCTAAGCCATCAGCGTTTGATCGTATCAATGTGCGCCGTTTATTCATAGTTCTAGAAAAAGCGATTGCTACCGCAGCTAAATACCAACTGTTTGAGTTGAATGATGAATTCACACGTTCGATGTTCAGAAACATGACAGAGCCTTTCCTACGGGATGTTAAAGGGCGTCGTGGTGTAACAGACTTCTTAGTAGTGTGTGATGAAACGAACAACACCGGTCAAGTAATTGATGCCAACCGCTTTGTGGCTGATATCTATATTAAACCTGCACGTTCGATTAATTTCATCACTCTTAACTTCATTGCAACACGCACTGGCGTTGAGTTCTCTGAAATTGTTGGCACTAACTAATATAAATAATATAGAAAGGAAAAAACAATTATGGCAACTTTAGGAGTAGATGATTTCAAATCAAAATTAATCGGTGGGGGTGCACGCCCTAACCTTTTCAAAGCAATCGTTAACTTTCCAGCATATGCTGGCGGTGACACTGAACTTACATCCTTTATGTGTAAAGGTGCTCAGCTGCCTGCTAGTGTTATTGCACAACTTGATGTACCATTCCGTGGTCGTCAGTTGAAAATTGCTGGTGATCGTACATTCGAGAACTGGTCAATTACAGTTATCAATGACACTGGTATGGAAGTTCGAAACGCAATGGAACGATGGATGAATGGAATGAATGAGCATGTAAATAATACAG